CTCATCTGAGATGCTCGACCCCGCCAAACTCACCAAAGCGCCCCCCGGGTGCTACGATGACTTCTGGCACATTGAGGTCAACAAGGTGGTGCAGGATGGTGAAGGCGTGAAGGGACAACGCGCCAAGCATATCATCATCGGAGTTTATGATGACATCCACGAGTTTCTCATTTGGTTCGCCCAATCTTGCTCCCGTCACGACGAACAGCAAGAGTCTCTCCGTGGTGCACATGCTGACATGGCCAACATTGAAGTGTGCAAGTTGTGCTACCGCCCCAAAGCGCTCTGCCGCTGCATCCCTCTTCCTACGGGCGAGGAGATTGCTGACGCCACCTTAAGCCCTATTCTAGAGGAGATGGAGATCACTTACCCTCAGGAGCCAGATCAGGTGGAACGGTGGCGCGAAACATGCCCAGAAGACCGAGGCGAGTACAGCGAGCAAAGCTTGTTGGAAGTCATGGAGACCGCTGACACAACGCTCACAGCAGCGAAGTGGGTCCTCAGTGCTTACGGTCTGATGACAGCATGGTGTGCCCTGGCGTCCGCAGCCACGGCTCACATTCTCCTCGTATTCTACCTCTTCCGCGGTCACATCCTTACGTTTTTGGCGAGACGTTTCAAGATCTTCGTGGCAGCAAAGGCAGCAGACACCAGGCGAGTGGCCCTCCGCGAGTTGAGCATGCTCGGGACGGCAATGAGCGACCAACTTGCCCCCCTTAGGACTCACGCCAAGGTGTTCGCTGCCGCAGCGGGCATCTTTGCAATTGTCGTAGGTGCTTACAAAATTTCCCACCATTTCAAAAGTGGGAAGGCACCTGTCCGCGAGACGACAACAGACCTGAAGCAGCAATCCGACCTGGAAGACATTGGAAGTCGCCCTCAACCTATGGAAGAGGAGCGCGTGAACGTATGGTACAACGAAGTCCAAGCGGTCACTCCATTCGACGTCGCCCCTGGTAGTGCCTCGTGGAAGGGCCTATCCAGCGAGCGTGTCGAGCAGCTCATTTCAGGGGGGATCTTGCGCCTTCGCTTTCATGGCAAGGACAAGATCCGCAACACCGGCGCCCTAGCATTGGGCAGCTGGCTCTACGCGGTCAACCTACACGCTGTGCCTAGTGACGATTCCATGCTCGTCGAAGCACTCCAGACTAGCACCAAGGAGGGAGTCAATTCTAACTTGGAGTTTTTGCTGACGCAGACTAGCATCATGCGCATCCCATCGCGTGATCTCGCTATCATCATGATCAAGAAGTTGCCGCCTCGGCGCGACATCACTGCTATTCTAGTGCGCCCCTCTTTTGTGGGCCGCTACATTGGCAAGTACATCATGCGTGCTCAAGAGGGTTTCCTCACCACCAACAAGGTCACCGACATCAAGACGGGGACTTTTGTGTGGGGAGAAGCCCCTACCCCCGTGTGGACGGGGACAACGGAGACCCTTACGGTTTTTGGTGATTGTGGTGCGCCTTTGGTTGCCCACACCCCTACTGGACCTGTCATTCTAGGTATCCACGCCGCTGGCAATCCTGCTCAGTCGGTGGTGTGTACGCCCATTTTCAAGGAAGATGTGCTCGCAGCGCAAACCCACTTCGGGGGGTACGCGATGCAATCTGGAGAGCCTATGCTTAACAGCCCCACGGCGCCAGAACGTGCCCTCGTTCCAGTGGACAAGAAGAGTCCCCTGCGCTACTTCCGAGAAGGCAACGCCCACATCTATGGATCTCTAACTGGACCGCGAGCCAGACCGAAGTCCTGTGTTGTGCGCACAGCAATGGCCGACGCAGCAGAGGCGCGAGGCTACAAGCAGAAGTTTGGCCCGCCTGTCCTTTCAGGTTGGCTCCCCTGGCGCCTCGCGTACCAGGACATGCTCCAGATTCCCACGGCCTTCCGCACGGACATTCTCCAAGCGGCGACACGTGGTTTCACGCAAGACATCTTGTCGCTACTGCACCCCGAGGACCTAGCAGAGGTCATGGTGTATGACGCGTTTACGGCAGTGAATGGCGCCCCCGGCGTCGCTTACGTCGACAAGTTGCAGCGCAACACGAGTATGGGCTTCCCTTGGAACCGCTCCAAGAAGTACTATCTGACGGCACTGCCGGCACAACACGGCGTCCCTGACCCCGTTGCCCTCAGCCAGGAAGTACTGGATCGTACCCAGATCATTGTTGACAAGTATGAGCGTTGTGAACGCGCCATGCCAGTTTTCAAGGCCCACCTCAAGGACGAGCCCACTGCTTTCAAAAAGATCGCAGCGTGTAAGACTCGTCTCTTTGGTGGTGCGCCGGTAGACTGGGCACTTGTCGTCCGCATGTACTTGCTCTCCTTCATTCGTCTTGCTCAGAACAACCGCTTCATCTTCGAGTCCGCTCCTGGAACTGTCGCGCAATCGTCTGAGTGGGGGGAGATTCGCTCGTACCTCACACATTTTGGCACCGACCGCATCGTAGCAGGCGACTACAAGGCGTTCGACAAGTCCATGCCCCCGGAGTTTATCCTCGCAGCGTTCGAAATCATCATTGAGGTGTGTCGCGCAGCAGGGTTTACGGAACCGCAACTGCAGGTCATTTGGGGAATCGGCACTGACACTGCCTACCCTTTGTACGACGTCAACGGCGACCTCGTGGAGTTCTTTGGGTCCGAGCCATCGGGCCACAACCTCACCGTGATCATCAACGGCCTAGTTAACTGTCTGTACATGCGCTACACCTACTTAGTCCTCAACCCCGAGCACGAGTGCACTAGTTTCAAAGACAACGTGCACCTCATGACCTACGGAGATGACAACGTACTTGGCGTTTCACGCACCGCGAGCTGGTTCAACCACACGGCCATTCAGGCAGTGTTGGCGGACCATGGCGTGACCTATACCATGGCAGACAAGGAGGCGATTTCAGTCCCTTTCATCAACATACACGAAGTATCGTTCCTCAAGCGCACGTGGCGCTATGATGAGGAGCTCAAGGATTACTTGTGTCCCCTCGAACATGAATCAATCGAGAAGATGCTTATCACATGTGTCGCATCGAAGTCAGTCTCCCGCGAATACCAAGGCATCTCAGCCCTAAGTAGCGCGGTGCAGGAGTACTTCTTCTACGGCAAAGAAACCTTCCTCAAGCGCAAACTGCTTCTGGAGGAGATCGCACATGCATCTGACCTCACCCCCTTCATCGAGGACAGCACCTTCCCAACCTGGACGACGCTCGCCACGCGTTTTCTAGACTACGGAGCTCCGAAGCGCTGGAGCGATCAACTGTCCAAGGACAGAGCCCGGGTGCCACGGCCCCCCCGAGTGCCCGCGAGCACCAAAAGGCCCAGACAATCGTCGCCCTCCCAAGAGGAGGATCCGGAGGTTGGCCCCGACGAGGCCTTCCTTCCTCAATCACTCGTTCAGAACATGATCAATGAGGACCTGGCGCGCTGTGGAATGCGCCAGCGTAGTGTCGAGCCCCGAGACGGCCCGACCCTTGCAGGAGGTACCTGCCACTCCCATGCTGTGGCAAGCGTGGAAAGCGAATTTTTGCCACAAGTCCCTGACCAAGGGAGCTATGTCGCCCAGAGCGACGAGACGACTCAAGACATGTCCGGTGCTGACTCCGGCGTCACAGAGACGACTAACCAAACGGTAAGCTTCCTCGATGAGGGCATGTCCTATAACGTCGGTGCAATCGCCGCGCACCCCAGCGTGGCCACTTCTGATGCACTGACCGGAGCGGAGCTCGGCAGCTTCCTGAGCCGTCCAGCCCAGATTGCGACCTTCACGTGGAACGAGGCGGACGCTGTCGGCACTTCCCACACGTATAACGTCTGGCAGCTGTTCTTCAACAACACCAACATCCAAAACAAGCTGGCCAACTACGCCTGGCTTCGATGTGATCTTAAGGTCAAGATCATGGTGAACGCTTCCCCCTTCTACTACGGCGCGATGATTGCGAGCTACCAGCCGCTACCGAACTTCACGCCTAGCACCATCACGAACGACACTGGCACGCGGTACTTCATTCCGTATTCCCAGCGTCCCCACGCGTGGATCTACCCCCAGAACAACGAGGGTGCGGAGCTCACGCTCCCCTTCGTCT